CACTCCACCTTTGGTAGATCAGCAACTTTGACAGTGACATTTTTCACACTGTGATTCAGTGCCTTTTCCACTGCATCTAATCTCGCATTGATTTGCGAGTCATCGTAGCTACCACCAAGTTGGTCTAGCAGGTTAGCGACAACTTTCGCTTTGTCGTTACTAGATGCCTGCCTAGTTGGTGTTGGTGTTGGCGTTGGTGTTGGCTGATCTTTAGTAAGATCGTCTACTACAGGATATTCCCAGCCCATCTCAATGACAAATTCAGCTTTCCTGCCTAGTACTAGACACCAATGGCTGAGTTTCTCACGATTAGCTTTGGCTACATCTGTGCCTGTAATCATTGATTTGGTACGGGATTTTAATTCACCTAAATTTAAGCGAATGAATTTTTTAAGTATATCATTTTTGTTTAATGTTTTCATAAGTATAAGTATTTGATTGTTAATAATTGTTATTGTTTACCCATCTGCATTTACACTGACTTTGGACAGTTAGCTAGGTTAGCTAGTTGCATTAGTAAAGTCGCAGATTTATCCCATCTTGTATTGATGTATTATTCTTGTATTTGGCATACTCTCTGTAGTTAAGGCATTTCTCAATGGCTGATTCCTACAGATGGTTTCACGCTTTTGTGGAGTCAAAGTGAATACTGTGTCACTGCTTTGGTTTCGCATTTCAAATTTCGCATTTCGGCAAATTTCGTGTGACTTTCAATTGGCATATTCTCGGAGGAAGTTTGGCACTATTGCTAGCGTTGGGCTTCTGTCGCATCCTATTGGACACTTACCTCATTGGAATTAATTGAATATGACTACAGTATGGCTAGGTTAGCTACGATTACGAGCTTTTTTTTTAGCTAGAAAAGTTAATATGCTGATTACCAACAACTTAGATGTGAAAATAGTTTTGAGAATTGTTAGCTAAGACAGTCAATTCTAGGCAGATATGGGATGATATAGCTACCAAAATAGCACCATAAAATGCATCTCAGCTTGGTAGAATATTTCACTCACTCATAGCTACAATGCTGATAAACTAGCTAATTAGCTAGCAGGAACTGTGATAGTATCGCTCTCTAGCTAGCATAAACACTGACATTGCAGGCTATCTTGGCTAGCTAGCTTATCTAACACCTAGCTATGGCGGGGGGGGGCATCAGTCAACGCTCGCTCGCCCGCATGTTATATATAATAACTAGCCCTTAAAAAAATGCTCATCTCATAGCCCCTTGACAAACACAACTATACTATGGTACTATATGTAATGTCAACTAGTATATACTATATATTTAAGTTAGTGTATTCTAACTGGTAAAGGTTAATCAATATTGATAAATGGACGAACAGAAAGAACTAGAAGAAGGCATTAAATCTGCGATAGAGGAGGTGCGAGAGAACAAGGCTTTAGAGAAGGTAAATAGCCTTAGTCGCATAAATCCACAGAAAGTGGGCAAGATACTCTTTTTAATATCAACTGGGGTATCACAGACCCAGATGGTCAGAAAACACAAAATAACACGCTCTACGCTTGTTTCTGTGCTAACTGACTATGTTGACTACCTTGGTAAATTTCGGGAGTTAGGTGGTAAGCTATCTGCTAGAAGCTATATTAACCTAGAATCCTTGGAAGAAGATGTAGTAGATTCCTTACGCAGAAAGCTAGAAGCAGGGTATGTACCCGATTTTAAGGATTTGAAGGAAGTATCTATAGCTAAATCTAACTCGCAAAGGCAGGCAATGACTGCTCGTGGCGAAGCTAGTAATATTACCGAGGAAAGAAAGGTATATACACAGGATGATTACGAGGATACTTTGAAGGCTGTACGAGACAGGATGAAGAAAGAAAAGAAAGTAGATATAATAGATATAGATGAGTGATGTAATATCAGATGATTACGATGAAGTCCTAGATCAAGTAAAAGGTATACTAGGAGAACATTTCTCAAACTATGCATTTGTGGTACTAGACGATGATGGGACATTATATTATGATTACGCAAACTTCCGAGTAGGAAGAATGTTGTTTTCAGAAGCATCAGCTGATATGATAACTGGAATAGATCTAGACATTGACTGGGAAGAACCAACGCAAATCCCAGATGAATCAGAAGAAGAATAGATGGAATTAGTTTTTACTAAACATCCTATGGTGAAACCACCAACGGATGAAGAGATAGCCTTTTTGGCACAACACGAACCGAAACTACTAGAGGATCTACATAGAGCCCACGAAGGTAGAATCCAATCAGCAGAAGAAGATCCAATACGACACGGATTTGAGTTAGATGGATGGGATCGTGTAAGGCAAGGATTGTGGGAACACAATGAATGCTTAGTTCTGGGGGGTAATAGATCGGGCAAAACTACAGGATGTGCCAAAATGGTAATGGAAGCAGTAATGCAGAACAACAATGGTCACATTGTGTGCTTCTCGCAAAATGCAGATACATCCGTAAAGGTACAGCAATCTGCGATCTGGGAGATGATGCCCAAGGAATTTAAAAAGAAGACTAAGAGTACGGAAGGTTACATAAACTTTTCTATGCAGAATGGTTTTACAGGCAGTAGCTTTATCTTTCCCGATACTAAGACCCGTGTTGATTTTAAGACATATACGCAGTTTAGTAACAATCAGACGATATTAGAAGGTTTTGAGTTCGGGTTCAAGAAACCCGACCAGATTAATATAGGTGCGTGGTTAGATGAATATCTTGGGGATGCCTCATTGGTAAATACATTAAGATTCCGTCTTGCTACCAGAAACTCTAAATTACTAATTGGCTTTACCCCGATTGATGGGTACACCCCGTTTATAGCAGAATACCTACAAGGAGCAGAAACACTGCAAACGAGAAAAGCTGAATTATTAAATAAGAAGTCATTACCAGTAAAACAATATAGTCCAAAGAGGGATGCGAGTATAGTATACCTTCATTCAGACGAAAACCCTTTTGGGGGTTACAGTCGTATCTCAAAGGATCTAAAAGGTCGCCCACAAGAAGAGATATTGGTTAGAGCATATGGTGTGCCAGTTAAATCAATGACATCAATGCTACCCCTATTTAATACCGAAGTTAATGTACTAGGTGAAGAAGAAAACAAATACGGGATGAAGTTCCCAGATATATCAAATGAAAAAGAATTTACAATATACCAAGTTGTTGACCCCGCAGGAGCACGAAACTATGTTTCCATATGGGCTGGAGTCAATAAAAACGGGGACATCTACATCCGTAGAGAATGGCCAGATAGAGATACATTTGGTGAATGGGCGTTATTTGGCGATCCGAAATGGCGATACGGGCCTGCTTCAAAGAAATTAGGATACAATGTTAAGGGGTACATTGATCTATTTGAAGAAATAGAAGATGAGTTAAAGCTAAATGTATTTGAAAGAATAGGTGACTCAAGATATTTTGCGAAAGAGAATGAAAACAATATTGATTTATTTTCCGAGTACAGCGAACAAGGTATGGACTTTGTTCCATCCGATGGAAGAACGGAAGCAATAGGTACATCTGCGTTAGACGAATGGTTCTTCTATAATCCTAATGTAGGTATAGACGGAGAAAATAGACCAAGATGTTATATACATGAATCATGCGGTAATCTTATTGATTCATTGATTAATTATAACTCACAAGGTAAGTCAGATGAAGCCCTAAAGGACTTTTTTGACTTAATGAGGTATTTAAGGTTGTCAAACGGAGGAGAAGGCCCTATATACTATGGAGAAACAGCGTTTGATCAAATACAAGGAACAGGAGGTTATTAGTGAAACAAGGAGAATTAGCTAAAATATTAGATAGATTACCTATGGAAATAGGTAGAACTAGAAAAAAGATATGCAACTCAGAGGATTACAACGAAGAAACTAAGGAGTTGACCGAATCGGGAGTACAGAAAATAAAAGATCATTATGATTTTAAAGCAATTGAACCCCAATTTGTTGATGTAACAATCCTACAGAATGCAAACAACCCCAAGTTTGTTATAGGATATATACTAGAAAATGGTAAAAGAAAGAAGATGAGAGCTTGTATACCTATGAATCTAGCTAGCCAGCTAACAGAAGGCAAGCGATTTAAGGCACAAGTAATTGAGTATAATGGCGAAAAGTACTACAT